TTGTAAGGGTATTACAGTCTATAGAGCTGGAAGTCGGGAGAAAGAAGTCTTGGTTAAAGGGACTGACGAAAAAGAAAACACGAAAGACCAAATGACATTAGACATTGACGTGACAGAAAAAAGTGAAACAGGGATTAGCACTGAATACGATTGCTGTGACAATGCAATAGTTGTAATGGAATCAGGTTGTGAAACATGTAAAACATGTGGATGGAGTATGTGCCATGTCGCTTAATAAAGCTATCAGTATATTTACTGATATAATAAAAGGAAAAAGAAAAAAATCTACAGTGAATAAAGCTGGTAATTATACCAAGCCTGCTATGAGAAAACGACAGTTTGCTGCTATCAAAGCTGGAAGTAAGGGTGGAGCACCAGGACAATGGTCTGCTCGTAAAGCACAATTACTTGCACAGAGATATAAGAAAGCTGGTGGGGGATATAGGAAAAAATAATGGCTAAGACAGATTCACAAAGGTCTCTCACAAGATGGGGTGACCAAGATTGGGGCTACGTTACGAGAGGTGATGAAAAGAAACCTAAGAGTAAACGTGGTCGTTACTTACCAAAAAAAGTACGAAGAAGTTTAACTGCATCACAAAAAGCTGCGACTAATAGAAAGAAACGTAAAGCAGGTGGTGTGGGCAGTCGTGCAGATTACTCAAAGAAAGTAGCGAGAAAAGTTGGTCGTTTAAGTAAACTTATAAAATTCTTAGATGATAGACTTAGACAATGATAAGTAAAATACTCATAAAACTAATTAGATTTCTATTCGGAATCATTAAAGTAATATTAGGTGGGAGTATATATAAACGAAAATAATAGAAAAGGAGCGTAGATGTATAATAGTCTACTCAGAGATAGAGAAGTTCAATATATAGCACTAAGAGACGAAACAAGTAAAACATGGCGTATCTTAGATACGTGGAACGAAGCACTTAAAGAATTAGATATGGAGGATGACATTCCAGATGACAATCCTGCCGTTTCTATCTTAACTGAAAGTGCTTTTACAGCATTAATTAAAGAAGCTGCAAGACTCGGAGTCCTAGAAAATATAGATTTCGGTAGTGACAACTCATACGAGTTAGAAGAAAAAGACGCTGAAATTGCTAAACTTAAAGCTGAAATTAGTAAAATAAAAGAAGAGGCTAATAATAAAAAAGAAGAACCTTACAAAGGAATGAGTGAGGATGCGATTATAAAGTTAAAGGCGATGGAATACAATCTTAAAATTACATCTACAATAACTGACTTTGATAACTTAACTAAGGAATAATATATGAAGCTCGGAGATTACTTACCCGAAGTCCCAAAAATTGCACAACAGATGAGTGACTTAAACAGTCAAATCAACATGTTGCAAATGATGCAGAAGGCAACAGGAGACACAGGGACAGCACCTACCATGGGATTAGACCACGTTGTAAACACGTGGGTCAGACATCAAATGGCATATCGTCAACAGATGGTGCAAGATATTCAGACAATAGCATACTCAGTGGAAGAAATACGAGCTCCATTAAATCACATTACAGGTGAAGTATTTAGACGTGGACTTGAATGGCATGCAACTACAGACAATCCAGACCCTGAACAAAAACAAAGATTAGCTCAATACATGGCAGATGCTAACGTATTTGACCAAAGCCTTGAAGAAATACTAAGACAGTTCCATTTTGATTTAAATTCAATTGATGATGCATTTATTTATTTAGCTAAAGAATATAAAGATGTTGGTAATAAAGAAATCAAATCTAAGGTAATTGAAATTAGAAGACTGAACCCTGCATTAGTAGAATTTGATTTAGATGCAGCAGGGTTGCCGAAAAACGCACATTGGATTTGTCCTTTAGATAGAACAGATGTATCTGAAGAACCAGGTAAATCTAAAGCAGGATATGAAAGAATACCTGCAATGTACAAGTATTATCACAGAAATCAACACATGTACTTAGCTGATAATGAAGTAATACATTTAACTAAATACGCACCATCAGAAACTTATGGTTGGTCTCCGATACTAACTATATTTGAAAAAGCCTTAACTTTAATTGGTATGGACAAAAACCTATACCGATACTTCTTTGAAAGAAAGATGCCTTCGTCCATGCTTATGGTTACAACAGATGACCCTGAAAGCTTAAGACGTGAAAGAGACCACATAGCAGCTCAAACTAGAGTAGACCCTAACTACATACCTATGGTTGCTGTTTCAGCTAGAAACAACAGAGGTAGAGTTGATATGGTAAGATTGTTCCACACTTTACAAGAGATGGACTATCTACCTGTGAGACAAGAGATTAGGGAAAGAGTTGCGGCTATGTGGGGAGTTTCTCCTGCGTGGCAGGGAGCCCCTGATGCATTTGGTGGACTATCACAACAGACTTCACAGCTAACTGTAATGAGCAGAGTGGTGGAGGGTGACCAAAGATTATTCCATGAAAAGGTATTCCCACTATTATTAAAAGCTTTTGGTATTACAGATTGGACACTTAGACTTCCAAACCC